CAGTAGGTGGTGATGTTACTATAACAGGACAAAGTAATCATAGAGTTGCAGTAAATAGTTCTACATATAATGTAGCAGGTGCAATTTCTCAATCAGTAACTGCTGCTCAATCTGGAACTCTTTTTGCAATTAATGGAGCAGCTAATAAAGTAATTACTATGCCAACTGTTAGTACAGGTAATGTAGGAGTAACTTATGACTTTATTGTTACTACTGCAGTAGCTGCTGGAGCAACAGTTACATTTGTATTACCAGGTGCAGGTGTTTCTGATTGGTTAGGACAACTTCAATTAGCTGCAGGTACAGCATCAAATCCAGCTTCTGATGTAGTAGGAGATACTATAACTTTAGCTAATTCAACATTAGTTAATGCAAGAATTACAGTTACTTGTCTAACTGATGATGGTACTAATTCAACATGGAAAGCTGAAGTATTATCTTCACCAATAGCAACTATTGCTTAATTAATAATATAGAGAGGAATATAACATGTGGAAAAAACCAATTATAAAAGAAGTAGCCGTAGGTTTAGAGATTAATTGTTATGCTTGTGCAGAGATTTAATCTACTTAGATGGAACTATGGGAAGAACTTACTCAAGCATATTCTAAAGAAATTCAAAATTTAAAGGATATGCTTGGAGAAGGTAGTGTAGAAAATCATGAGCACTATCGTCAAATAGTGGGCTCTATACAAGGAGTTGAATGGAGCAAACAAAAATTATTAGATATATTAAAAAATCTAAATCAAATTAATGAAGAGGAGTAAAATGCAACAAGTACATATGGGAAAATCTTTAAAGAATGATCAATGGATTTCAAATGAGGAATCTCCTGATCCAAGTGTTCTACCTGAAGTACCAGGTTATCATATTTTAATACGTCCAATATCTGTTAAAGAAAAAACAAAAGGAGGTATTCTAATACCTGATTCTACTAGAGAAGACATGTCTTATCTAACAACTGTAGGAAAAGTATTAGCTGTTGGAAATTTAGCTTATAAAGATATAGATAAGTTTCCTACTGGAAAATGGTGTGATGTTGGTGATTATGTTTGTTATGGTAAACATTCTGGTCAAAAACTTTATTATAAATCTACAAGATTAATTTTATTGTTTGATGATCAAATCATGCTTAAAGTTGAAGACCCTAAAGATTTAGATCCTACATTTAATTTAACAAGAGGATCTAATTAATTTGTATAGCTTATAACTCTATGTTATAATAATTAAAACGTAATACGTATGTCTCGTAAACAACGGAGGTTAACATGGCAAAAGAAGATAAAGATTGGGGATCTGTTGAGGTTCCTGAAAATGAAACAACTGAAGATAAGATTGAATATGAAGTTGAAGAAGAAAGTAAAGTAGAAGCTAAAGAAGAAACTGTAGTAGAAAGTCCTGAAGAACTAGAAGGAATAGAAACTAAAGGTGCTCAAAAAAGAATCCGTCAATTAGTTAAACAACGGAAAGAAAGAGATGAGCAGATACACCAACTAATGCAACAAAATGAACAACTTCAAACAACTGTACATCAAACACAAAATACTTTTGAAGAAGTAAGTAAAAAGAATCTTGATGTTACAGAAAAACAACTTACAGATAAATTGACTCTGGCTCGTACAGCATATACAGATGCTTTTGAAAGTGGGGATAAAGATAAACTATTACACTCACAAGAAATGTTAAATGATGCACAAACAGATTTAAAAAATGTTAATGCAACAAAACAACAATTTAACAGAAGAGTTCAACAAGAACAAAGACAGCCTGTACAACAACAGTATCGACAACCAGTACAACCAGCACAACCTGCTGGAGATCCACTAGCAACAGAATGGTCTCAAAAAAACACATGGTTTGGCACAGATAACATAATGACTGCAGGAGCATTAGCAATAGATGCAGCATTAAAAGAAGAAGGTTATAATACTGATGAAGTAGATTATTATCAGGAAGTTGATAAAAGAATGAAAGAAAACTTTCCACAAAAATTTAATGGAAAAGTTGAAACAAATCGTACGCAGGAAGTAACGTCACAACCTGCTCAAGTAGTAGCTGGAGCATCACGTTCTGCTTCAAATTCTAAAAAAGTTAAGTTAAGTCAACACGATTTAAACTTAGCTAATAAATGGAATATACCACTTGATAAGTATGCTCAAGAAAAAATGAAAGCTGAAAAAGCTGAAGGTGAGTATACTACTGTAAACATGAAACGTGGAGGGTAACTGAATGACACGTAATATATCACGTACATCTAAAGAAAGAGAACTAAATACTAGAGAAGAAACTGAATACGTTTTTGAAGAACCAAGTACAACAGACATTCCAAAAGCAGTTGAAGAGCGTTTCGCTAACGAAGGCATGTCTTTAAGATGGTTACGAATTGACTCTAAAGGTCAAGAAGACTATCAAAATATTGGAAAGAATGTTCAAAGAGGTTGGGAGTTTGTTTCACCTGATGAAGTTCCTGAAATGGGTGCTACTTCTATCGTGAGGAAGGAAGGGCGTTATGCTGGAGTTGTCTGTCGTGGAGACGTAGCTTTAGGTAAAATACCAACAGGCAGGCTTAACGCAAAGAGAAAGCATTATCAAAATAAGAGTACGGAATTAATGCAAGCTGTTGACGCACAGCTTATGTCCAAATCTAATTCGAGAATGCCAATCTCTAATAATAGTAAATCAACAGTAATCAAAGGAAGAACACCTTCTTTTCAAGAGTAGGCTCTTTCTTTATAATTTAGGAGAAAGAATATGGCAACAAGTAATGCCCCACGAGGTCTTGTTATGGCAAGACAAAATGGTTCTGGTTCTAACAGTACTGGTATAAATACTATTGATTGGTCAGCAGCCGTTACAGTTCCTTCTGCAGCTCTGCCAGACAGCATGTTCACAGGTGATCCACTCATAGCTTATGTAAGCTCTAGTGTAAAACCAAGTCCAGCTAATGTTACTAATAAAACTATTGGAGTATTTCAGGGTTGCAGTTTTGTAAATTCTGACGGAGAACAAAAGTTTAGTAGACATTGGACAGGTGGAACTACTGCGACTGATATTAAATTATTTATATCAAACAATCCAGAACAAACATACTTTATACAAGCGAGTGCTACAGTTTCTAGTGGTTATTTGTTTTCAGGAAATGGAAAACCAATTAACTGCTCATGGGCTACAGGCACAGGTTCAGCTAAAACAGGACAGAGTGCTTACGTTATAACTCCTGCTAGTTGTACTGATGCCATGAGTAATGTACGTATTATACGTAGAGCACCATGGGATACTGGTGGAGAAGGCACAGCTAATACTGATGCTTATCCTTGGTATGAAGTAAAATTAAACATGATACATGACAATTTTGTCACAACTTCGATAGCATAGGAGCACTACTAAATGGCAATAAATAGAGCTAGTATTAGCAAAGAACTCCTACCAGGATTAAACGCAATCTTTGGTTTGGAGTATGGACAAGTAAATAATGAACATGAGTCTTTATTTGATATAGAGAACTCAGACAGAGCTTTTGAAGAAGAAGTCCTCTTCACAGGTTTTGGCGAAGCACCTGTTAAAGGTGAAGGAGCAGCAGTAGTTTATGATACTGCGTCCGAAAGTTATACTGCAAGGTATACAGCCGAAACTGTAGCTTTAGCTTTCGCAGTAACTGAAGAAGCAATGGAAGATAATCTATATGATACCTTTGCTAAGTTACGTGCAAAAGGTTTAGCAAGAGCAATGGCAACAACTAAACAAGTCAAAGCAGCAGATATTTTTAATACTGCATTTGCAGCTGCTGGTGTAAATTATGGAGATGGAGTGTCCTTTATCTCTAACGCTCATCCTACTGTGGGTGACGGAAACCAAAGTAATTTACTTGGTGCAGCAGACTTATCGCAAACTACATTAGAAACATCTTTAACAGCTATTCAGAAAACTAAAGATGACAGAGGTATTTTAATTGGTGCAAGTGCACTATCATTACACATACCTGTGGATTCTTGGAACATTGCTGACGTTATCTTAAATACACCTGGACGAACATCCAGTTCAGATAATGACATCAATGCAACTCGTCATATGGGTATGGTTCCTCAAGGGTTCTATGTCAACAGACGTTTTACTGATACTGATGCATGGTTTGTAAAAACTGACGTACCTAATGGTGCTAAAATGTTTACAAGAACACCATTACAAACAAAGATGGAACCTGATTTCGACACAGGTAACTTACGCTTTAAAGCAAGAGAAAGATATTCTTTTGGTATATCTGACTGGCGTGGTTACTATGGTAGTGCAGGCTAACTAATATACATATATGTAGGGGGTGGTATAATACTATCCCCTATATATTTTAGATAAGGAATAAAGATGGCTAATAATTATTCAAGTAAATTTTTTGGTGGTGCAACAAATGGTGTCATTGTTACAGTAAGTGCAGCTGTATTTAGTAGAGTTGTAGCTGTACATGCTGCAGCTGTTACAGCAACAGGTACTTTTACTTTATCAGAAGGTGGAGTAGATAAACTTAAATTTCAAGTTCCTGCAAGTGGAACAGCAGATATTTATATAGGAGATGATGGTATTAGATTTAAAGGTCCTGTTTCAGTCTCAGCACCTTCAGACGGAAGTTCAGTAACTGTAATATTAGGCTAAGTAGATGGCTACTTATTCTTATTTAAAAACAGACATTATAAATACAATGGAAAATGATTCGACAGAGTTTGCCGATCAAATACCTTACTTTGTTGAAAAGGCAGAGATACGTTTAACAAAAGATTTAGATGATGCAGGTTTAAATAATTATGCAACCTTTACGTTTACTGCTTCTAGTCCTGTTGTTTCTCTTCCAGCTAAAACAAGAATAGTACGTAATGTAAACTTTACAACAAGTGCTTCTGTGTTTGGTGAAAAAGTTGGTATTGTTCCTTTATTACAAAGATCTTATGAGTTTGCTTTAGACTATTGGAGTGTTCCTACTTCTGTAGGCAAACCAAAATATTATTCAAGAAAAGATAACTCTTCTATATATATTGTACCTACCCCAACTTCTGCTTTGTCAGGAGAAATTTCTTATGTCCGAAGACCTTTAGCTTTAGCAAGTGCTACAGGAACAAGTGTAACAACAGCTAATTATTATAGTGAGTTTTGTTATGATGCTCTTTTTTATGCAAGTATGATTGAAGCAACAAGGTATGTTAAAAACTGGGATACAGTTCCAGCATGGCAAGGAGATTATGTAAATGCTGTTGATGGCTTACGTAATCAAGCAAGAAGAACTAGACAAGACGATATGGAATCAGCTAACAGTCCTGTCGGAGCACCAAATCCATTACAAAAAGGGAGTAACTAATAATGTCTACTGTAGATAAAAAAATAGAAAAACAAATAAATACAATGCAAAAAAAAAGAAGAGTATCTAATTTAAAAAAAGACTCAGAAACACTTTCAAACGCATCTGATTTATTAAGTAAAAGAAAAAAAGAACAGTTAATGAAAAAAGTTAATACATTTAAAATAGCTGACATGGAACTTGGAGCTGATGTAGAAGGAATGTATAAGGAAATAGTTAAAGCTGCTGATAAAGGAAATGAAAAAAAATTTAATAGTTTAATAGAAAAATTTGATAATAAATTAAGTTCAGCTAGAACAATAGATAAATCTTTTAAAATTTTTAATACAAAAGGTTCTATAAAAGATAAAGCTGGTAAACGGGTTGTACCTTCTCAAGTATCAAAAGATATTAGAAAAGAAGCTGGTGGAACAAATGTTTTAGAAAATATTGTAGAAAGAAATAAAGGAAGTACAGCTAAAAAGAAAAGACCTAGAGGTGTAGGTATAGCTTCTAGAGGATATGGAAAGGCAATGAGATAATGGTTGCAAAAACTAAAAAGAAAAAACAAACTAAAAACAAAAAAGAAAAAAACATACAACTTGCTAAAGACTGGAATAAACCATCTATACAGGAATATAACAGAAAATATTTAGAAGATTACTATGATAATCTTCAGAACTTCCTGCCAGAAGAGGGGGGTTTTTTAGGTGAAGATGGACCACCAATTCCTATTGACGAGTTTGCTAAAGGTTCTTCAGCTAAAAAGAAAACTAAAAAGAAAAGACCTAGAGGTGTAGGTATAGCTTCTAGAGGATATGGTAAGGCAATGAAGTAATGGCAATAAGTCGTTCTAATATAAATAAACAACTAACTCCTAAATTAGGAATTAGTAAAAGATTTAAAAAGCTTACAAAGAAATTAAAAAAGAAAAGGAAAAAATTAAATGGCTAAAACAGAAGATAATAAAAGTGATGCAATTCCTGGACCATATACATTATTAAGGTATCCTGCTAATCTTGAAGAAGTTACAGGTAAACCTACAGGACAAGGTTTTGGTGCAGCTCGTAAAGGACCATCTGTTGTAGGTACTCCACATGATCCTGTATGTGATGTTGAGTATCCTCAAGGAGAATCTTTTAAAACATCTACTAATGATGTTCCAGTAATCTCAGGTTAGGTTAATTATTAATGGCTAATACATCTCGTTTAGCAGCACAGTCAACTAAAGCTTTAGCTAAGTTAGTTAAAAAAGCATTAGAAGATTTAAAAAAATCTTCTGATAAAACTGTATCAGCTAAGAAGAATATAAAAAATGCTGAAAAGTTAAATACTTTAGTAGAAAATATGTTAGATCCAGTTGCAGAAGAAGGCATAACTGGGGCAGCAGCTAATAAATTATATAGAGAAGCAGCAGCAGAAGCTTTAAAAAGTGAAAAACAAATTGATCTTCCATTAGGTAGATTAGTAGAGACAAGTGAATTAGGTGCTAGAAGATATGATAAGTTAGGTAGAGGTCGTGAAAAAACTCCTATACAAACTTTAGAAGATATGGTAGAATTTCAAAGAAAAATTAAAGATGATCCTGAACTTAGTAAAGATGAAAGTCTTCCAACTGTTTTAGATTTATTATTAAGAGAAGAAATAGAAAAAAGAGGGGCAAAAGAATTTAAAGATAGTACACGATTGTATGGTGGTGAACCTAAGTTTATGGATGTAAAAGAAGGGGATTTAGCAAGACAACCATCTCAAACTATAAAAGGGGAAGGTCAAATTGCTAAGAGTATGGAAGCTGTAGATACACCTATTGAACCTGTATTAGGAGGAACTGGCACAGCAGAAGATTTTATTTCAACAGGAAGAGCAACATTAGCAGTAAATGATTTATTAAAAAAAGAACCTAGTTTAGGAAAAAAATATAGTAGAGAATTTTTAGTACAAGAGTATATGAAAAGAAATTCTTCAAACAATAATACAAAC